GTGCAAGCCGACGCCATCTGCGGCGACCCGATGCCGGTTTGGCATTGCGTGGACAGCCGCGACATTGCGCACCACGCCAAGGGCATAGAAGCAGACTTTGTTTTCTCGTGCCCGCCCTATGGAGATCTGGAAATCTATAGCGACGACCCAGCCGATCTATCGGCGGTTCCTTACGACGAGTTCCGCGCCGCTTATAACGACATCATCGCTGCGACTGTGGCGCTTCTAAAGCCCGACCGATTTGCCGCGTTCGTTGTTGGCGACTTCCGAGACAAAAAAGGGTTCTATCGCGGCTTCCCCTGGCATACCGTCGAGGCGTTCGAGAATGCCGGTGCGCGGCTTTACAACGAAGCGGTGTTAGTCACGGCCATCGGGTCACTTCCGATCCGTGCCGGCAAGCAATTTAGCGCCAGCCGAAAGCTGGGCAAGACCCACCAAAACCTGCTTGTTTTTTGCAAAGGCGACCCCCGAAAGGCCGTCGAAGCCTGCGGAGTTGTTGATGTGGATGAGTCAATGTTCGGTGAGGTACTTGTCGATAATGGCTAATTTTCCGGCATTGATGCACCCGTCCACGCTCTTGCCGATCTGCACCAAAAAGCGCGGGTTGGTATAGGCCATATGGGCATCCAAAACCTCGTTGCGAATGGAGCCAAGGCGGGGGAACTTAGCTGCTATCGAAATAGCCTTCTTCCAATCCTCAGAAAGGGCTGCGTCTTTCAAGGTTTCCAGTTTGGTTTTCATTCTCGTCCTTGTGTGTTGCTGATGAGCAAAGACTAGCAAAACAACCAAGTTACATCCAGCATGAAAACGCACTGCCCAAGGGGCCAAAATTGAATCCACAGGACAAACCTACGCGGAAACCACGCAATCCGCCGTTTGAGGCGACGGAGGAGCAGCGCCGCACGGTGGAGATGATGTCGGCGATGGGCATCCCGCAGGAAGACATCTGCCAGGTTGTTCTCGGGCGCAGCGGCAAGCCGATTGACGCCAAGACGCTCAGGAAACACTTCTCCGAGGAGCTGGCCACGGCGGCCATGAAGGCGAACGTCAAGGTGGCCAATGCCCTGTTCTGTGTGGCCACCGACCCGAAGGGCGGATCGAGGGCTGTCACGGCGCAAATCTTCTGGCTCAAGACACGCGCCGGATGGAGAGAGTCGCCCCCGCGTGACATTCAGGACAACGACCCTTTCATCGACCCCAACCCCGAGCTGTGAGCGCCAAGGTCCGCCTCGCCAGTCTGCACGAGGGGCAGAGGGAGATTGCTGCGTCGTTTCTGACGCATCCGCGTGTGGTTATCCGGTGCGGCCGGCGATTCGGAAAGACGACGCTGCTGGAGCGCACTGCCATCAAGCGGGCAGTCCTCGGCCAGCGTGTCGGCTGGTTTGGACCGCAGTACCGGCTGAACACGCCGACATATAACCGCATCGCTCGGGAAGCGCATGGACAGATAGCGCGAAAGTCCAAGCTGGACCAGATCATCGAGACAAAGCGCGGCGGCTGTGTCGAGTTCTGGACGCTGCAGGACGAGGACGCTGGGCGCTCGCGGTTTTACGACCTGGTGATCATTGATGAGGCGAGTCTCATCGCCAAGGGGCTGCGCGATATATGGGAGCAGGCCATTGCGCCGACGCTGCTGGATCGCGGGGGCAGCGCCATCATGGCCGGTACACCCAAGGGCATCGACTCCGAGAATTTCTTCTACCAAGCCTGCAACGACAAGACGCTTGGCTGGCTGGAGTTCCACGCGCCCACCTCGGCCAACCCCATTCTTGACAGGGACGCGGTAGCACGGCTCAAAGACGACTATCCTCCGCTGGTGTACCAGCAGGAATACCTCGCCGAGTTCGTAGACTGGAGCGGGTCGGCGTTCTTCACCATCGACAGCCTACTGGTGGACGGAAAGCCCGTCACGGTGAATTGGCGGCCCGACACGGTATTCGCCGTCATCGACTCGGCCAGCAAGGCGGATCAGCAGCACGACTCGACAGCCGTCATGTATTGCGTCAAGAGCGACTACGCTGGCATACCTCTCGTGGTGCTGGACTGGGACTTAGTGAAAATCGAGGCCAGCCTGCTGACGGGCTGGGTGCCAGCTATAGACGCGCGGCTGCACGAGCTGGCAAACGAGCTGAATGCCCGGCGCGGATCCGCCGGCATCTGGATCGAGGACAAAGACTCCGGCGTGATGCTGAACCAGGCCATCCCGCGCCACGGAATTCGTTCGCAGCCCATTGACGCCAAGATCACGGCCATCGGCAAGGAAGGCCGTGCCATAGCCGCCTCGCCGTATGTTTTTCAGGGCAAGGTGAAATTCAGCGAGTTTGCATTCAACAAAACGAAGCTGCACAACCAGCAGAACAAGAACCACGCGCTGGATCAGGTCTGCGGGTTCCGCATGGGCCAGAAGCCTTCGGAATACAAGGGCCAGCGTGATTTGCTCGACTGCTTCACCTACTCCGTGCTGATTGCGCTGGGTAATAACGAGGGATACTGACGAATGCCATTCGATTCGAGCTTGGACCAGGGCGGGAATGCGTCTCTGGTAATCGGTGGCGGCGGTGTTCAATCCAGACTGATGGCAATCATGGAGCTGGATGCCATAGACCCCGGCTCAGACCCCAGTTATGAAGCCTGCAAGGCCATCTATGTGTACCACCCGCTCGGCGCACGGATGGTGGACACGCCGCTCCAGATGGCCATGAGCCAGGAGAGAGAGCTGTCCATCCCTGGCGCGCCCGAGGAAGAGTTGCTCAGGGCGTTCAAGCGCGAGTGGAAGCGCATCGGAGCTATCGGGGCGGATAACATCATCTACCGCGCCGTGCAGTTGTCGCACATATACGGAGTGGCGACGCTGGCCTGCAACATGGTGAAGGCGAACGGCGAAAAGGAAAATCCCGCCGACCCGCTACCCATGGATGACAATTTCTGGAAGGCGGATCTGTATTTCAACATCTATGACCCGCTGACCACGGCTGGAAGCCTCGTGCTGAACCAAGACCCCCAAGCTGTGGACTACATGCACCCGAAGCAGGTAAGTGTTGGCGGCACGGTGTGGAGCAATACCAAGACGCTGGTGCTGATGCACGAGCAGCCTATCTGGATACAATGGACGAATAGCGCGTTCGGCTTCGTGGGACGGTCGGTCTATCAGCGGGCGTTCTATCCGCTGAAATCGTTCCTGGTGTCCATGATTGCGGACCAGAAAATACAAGAAAAAGAAGCGCTGATCGTATACAAGTCCAACAGCCCTGGATCCTTCGTTGATATGGCGGCCCGTGCTTTCAAAGCCATGCAGCGCCAGGCCATCAAGTTCAGCGCAAACGGCAACGTGGTGAGTATTGGCAAGGATGAGGAACTGGAGACGTTGAATCTGGAGCATGTCGCTACGGCTGGCACATATTCCAGAGACAACATCCTGAAGAACATCGCCACAGCAGCCGGAATGCCCGCGCAGATTTTGAATCAGGAAACGCTGGCGGAAGGTTTCGGCGAGGGTTCTGAGGACGCAAAACAGATTGCGCGCTATGTGGACCGCCTGCGCATTGAGATGAATCCGGCCTATGAGTTCATGGACAAAATCGTCATGCGGCGGGCATGGAACCCGGAGTTTTATCGGGAAGTCATCCAGAAGCGCTACCCAGAGCAATACGCTGGACTGAGCTACCAGGCGGCCCTGCAAGAATGGATGGACGCATGGGAGCCGACATGGCCGAACCTGCTCACGGAGCCAGACAGCGAGAAGGCCAAGGCCGCGCAAGCCAAACTGGATAGCGCCCAGAAGATAGCCGAGACGCTGTTCAAGGTGGCCGATCCCGAGAACAAGGCCGCTGTCGCCGATTGGCTTGCGGGTATCGTGAACGAGCAGGACGATTTCTACAGCTCTCAACTACTGTTCGACAGCGAGTCGATGGCCAGTTACGAACCGCCTGCGCCGGTAGCGCCCAGTGAAACAGCAGACTGACGCTTTTCAGCGCGTCCTCACCGACGCCATGGCAGACTTTGAGGCGCACGGTTACGACTCCCAAGCGCGGTTGCAGTATTGGATGGGCAGGTTGCGAGAGGCCGCCATATCATCCATGGTTCCCGAGCATCAGGTGGAGGAGCGCATCCGCAAAGCGCTTGGGCAGATATTCCAGCGTCTCAAAAAGGGCGGCATTGCCAAGCACCACGCGGGAGTCTCCAGGTTCACGCTGGAGAACATAACCGAGCGAGCCCGACCGGAGCTTGAGCGACGCATACGGGCCAGCGCGGACCTGATACGGCTGCACCGTGACCAAGCCATTGAAACGACGCTGCGACGTTTTGCCGGGTGGGCCAGCAGCATCCCGGACGGATCCAGGCGAGGGGTGGAGAAGCGTGAGGCCAAGACGGCCATCGCCAAGCCGCTACGCCAGCAGAGCTTTGAGGAGCGGCGCGTCGCTATCGACCAGGGACACAAGCTGGCGGCCAACATCAACGCGGTGGTGGCTGAAAGCAATCACGCCATTGCGGCAGAGTGGCATAGTCACTGGCGGCAGAAAGGCTACGATTACCGCGAGGACCATAAAGAGCGCGACGGGAAGATCTACATCCTGCGCGGCAACTGGGCGCAACAGGCCGGGCTGATGAAAGCCGGGCCTGCCGGGTATCTGGACGAGATCACGCAGCCTGGTGAGGAGCCGTTCTGCCGGTGCTTTGTGCGCTACATCTACAACATCCGCAATCTGCCGGACGATATGCTCACCCAAAAAGGGAAGTCATATATCAGCGAGCGCAAGCCCGTGGGATAAATCGGCCACTGCCGAACCCGAGATTCTGGCTCGCCATAGCCTGCACGCACCCGAGGTAGCCCATGCCCATGGCTCGGTAATTCTCTGCCATGCGGATTTCCTTGTCGTGGTCACGCCGGCGCTGTTGCGCGGTGCGATGCGGCATGTGGATGCAGTGGTTGGGGTTCGTGGCCCAGGACCATTTGCAATGGTGCGCCATGGCAGGCGCGGAAATGGCGAGCAGGACAATCAGAACAATCGTTTTCATGGGTGAAGTACAAAATACAATAAAAGAAAGCCAAAGCCGAAAAGAATTGCGACCAGGAACGGCCCTTTAAGGAAACCCCCTATGTCGTCAAAGATTTCGGAAAGGCTTTCAAGATCGTCACAGGTCAGATCGTTGCGTGCTGCCCGGATTATTAGCCACAGAACGGATGTGGAGCGCCTGTCTTCATTCGTAGGTACCGCGTTTTTCATTCCCATGTCAGTAACTCCTTTGCGGGGACACTGACAGTATAGAGGACTCCAATGCCTAGCGTGAGCGAAAAGCAGCACCGATTGATGGAATGCGCCGCGCACAATAAAGAAGGATGCGGCGGTGTGCCACAGAAGGTGGGCAAAGAATTCGTGCGCCACGACGATGCCGTCACCACCGAGCTGGACGTGGCCCGAGCCATCCGCGACGGAGAGCTGGAAAGCCCTCAGCGGTACGAAAACAAGTGGCTGTTTGCACTGCGTATCACGGGCACGGGCATCAGCTATCGTCCGGCGCTGGATGAGTATGTGTACCGTCCGCCGGAGTATTACCTGAACGAAGAATTCCTGGAGCGGTGCCAAGGGCTGCCGGTGATATTTGAGCATCCCGACAAGGCGCTGCTGAACACCGATGAATTTCGCGACCGCTCCATCGGCAGCATCATGCTGTCCTATATCCCCGAGGATGCACCCGACGAGGTATGGGGCATCGCGCTGATCTACGATGGAGACGCGGCCGAGTTAATGGCTACCACGCACATCAGCACCAGCCCCGCTGTTGGGTTCGGCGACAAGGACCAGCTCAAGTATTTCCGCGCCAGAGACGGGTCACGGCTGCTCATCGAGGGCAAGCCGTCCCAGTTGGATCACCTTGCCGTCTGCGAGGCTGGCGTCTGGGATAAGGGCGGCCCACCCGTAGGAATCAGGAACGAATGAGGGTTTATCCACAGGCTGCCAATTTCGGCGGCCTTTTTGTTGTCGCCGGAATGAGAGGAAACACACCATGAGTGAAGCAGAAGAGAAGAAACTGGAAGCTGCCGAGCGCCGCGACCGGAAGGATGCGGAGCGCAAGGATGGGCAGGACGAAGAGATTCCCGCCTGGGCCGATGCTCTGCTGAAAGCCCATAAGGACATGGCCGAACGTCTCGACGCCATGGAGCGCAAGGACCGCAAGGACTCAGAGCGCGACTTCGGCGAAGACCCCGAAGAAAATACCGATGGCCAAAAGAAGGACGAGTCCGAAGAGGAACGCCATGAGCGGGAAGCTGAGGGCGGACGCAAGGCCAACGAAGAAGAGCGTGGCGAGCGCAAGGAAAAGGAGCGCGAGGATGAAGAGCGCCGCCCGCTTGAGGCCGCCGACCGTAAGGACCGCAAGGACCGCAAGGACACGGAAGGGGATACCGATGAGGACACCGACCGCGAGGACCGCGCCCGCAAGGACGCTGCCCACATGGCCGAGAATCGCCGGTTGCGCGCCAAGCTGGAGGAGATGGAGCACCAGGTCAAGGCGCTTTACCGCGAGCCCAGCATCGAGGACCGCAACGGTCTGGCCGAGGCGCGCAGCCGTGCGGATTCTCTGTATCAGGCGGTTCTTGGCCGCCCTTGCCCTGAGCCGCTGCCCGGCGAGCGACCCATCGCCTATCGCAAGCGCCTTGCTGACGGCCTCAAGAAGTTCTCGGAGACGTTCAAGAACGAGCGCCTGGACAGCCTGACAGGCGCGACTTACGACACCGTTGAGGAGCGCATCTACGCCGATGCCGCTTCTGCAATTCGCTCCGAGGCCATCGTCCCTGCCGGAACCCTGCGGGCCATCCAGCGCCAGGAGCTAGGCCACAACGTCACGGAGTACGTCGGAGATCCGACCGCTGCATGGGCTCCTTTCATGGCTGGTACTGGCGGCATTGTCCGCATCAACCGCCCCACCAACACCCACTGAGGTAAGTCATCATGGCAAACATTAGCTTCAACCCGGCTCTGATGACCGGGGCGCAGAATACGTTCCTGGTTGATACCCAAGGGTACATCCAGGGCATCACTCTTCAAGACCCAACCAGCCGTTTGTGGCTGGAGTCCGGCAAGGTGGCCTCCTCCGTATCGCAACCGGTATGGGGCGGCATGGGCGTTGCCATTGATACCGCCGACGCGGCTGTGGACGACAATCGGAACGGCTCCAGCATTGCGCTGGCGAGCACCACCCAGATCAACGGGTTCACGGTGTTTGACCAGGCTATGAACATGATCCAGACGCCCGGAAACAACGTACCCACCAGCGTCGCTGGCATGAGCGTGGCATTCTACCGCTTCGGCACCAAGGCCCGCGTTCCTCTCCCGATTGCCGCTGGCACGCTTTCCGACTTCGAGAGCGTCAACTCGGCTACCCCGCTATATTGGGATACGGAGAACCTATGCCTTACCACCACATCCAGCACGACTACCGTCGCGTTGCCCGCCAGCGTCTCCCTGTTCTCCATCAACGCGGCCAACAGCAAGACCGTTTCCTATAACGCTACCTCCGGTGCAGTTTCCTGGCTTATCGGCCAGCCGTGCGCCGTCATCGTCCTGTAAGGAGGCACACTAATGGCTGCTTTATTCCCCGCACAAGCGAAGGTTAATCCTTCGTTCTCCGAGCCGGAGTTGATCGAAACCTACGCGCAGGCGTCCGGGTTCATGTACGCCTTTGAGGGCGGCAAGCCGCGCGTCCGTCTGGGCTACGATGACCTCTATGTGTACGTCAACCGTCTGGATATACGCACCGAGTCTCTGGCTTCGCAGTTTGCCAGCAACTGGCTGCCCAGCCCGACCCTGCAGGCCGAGTATGAACAGGCGCAGACTTATCTGCTCCGCAACCGCTGCAACTATGACCGACATGAAGTCCAGGCAGCCGGCCGGTATGCCGTAGCTCTACCCCAGGCTTATGAACTGGGCATGCGGCAGGGTATTTACCAGCAAATCCGCTCAGGGGCCTGGTACGGATTCAATCCTGCCAACAACGAGGGACTGCTGAACACCCCCGGAGCCACCCAAGTGACGCTGCCAGCCGATCCCTACGGCAACGACACGGTGGTGACCTACGACAACGGCGCGATGGCCCTGTTCATCCTGCAGCAGATCGTGAACCTGAAAACCCGGATGTACCAGTCCGGTGGCAATATCAGCAATCGCATCGTGATCGTCAGCCCGCAGCGTGAATTCCTGCAGTTCCAGATGGCCAACATCGTGCAGGTCACGAGTTACCAGCGCCCGGGTGGTGGCACCAACACGGTGGCGGGAGTCGTGCAGAAAGTGGCCGAGGAAGCTGGCGACCGTATCGAGTGGTACTACGACGACACGCTCATCGGGCAAGGCGCGGGAGGCAATGATGCCGTAGTGCTCACCATCCCCGAAATCGAAGTTCCTGCCATGAACGGCCTGAACACCAACGAATTCGGAAAGCTCCAGCCGACCACCAAGGCCGTGAACGTCCTGTATTCTGACGTTGCCGCGCCCATCAAGATCGACACGCCTATCCCGGACGGCGGTATCACCGAAGTCTTGGAGATGCGTGTAACCGCTGGCTGGTGCTGGCGTCCGCAGGGGCTCTCGATTATCTCCATGCCGTACTGAACCGTTTCGCGGTGGACCTATTTGGCCGGGTAACACCGGCCATTTTTTACGGAGAAAATCCTCATGAATCTGTACATAAGAAACACATCCGCCCAACCTTTCATTGTGAATTGCCGTCTCCCCGAGATGAACAAGGTGTACATCCTTGAGCTGCACCCGCGCAGGACAGAGACGGTGCGCCACCTAAACTCCGGCCAGCTTGAGGCGTTGATTGACCACCTCGCCAAGTTCGGCGGGGTTGATCGCAAGACCCTGCATGGCCGTATCGATGACTTCCAAGGGCTGGTCTACAGCCTGGACAAGCCCATCAGCGAGGAGGAGGTTTTGGCCGGATACGAGGCGGTGGCAGATCATCAGCAGGATCGCGCTGTGCGTCAGGCCACCAGGGCGGCTGTGGCGGCAGGTACTCGGCAGACCACCGAGCATCGGGCCAAGAGCTCCGAGGTGGAATTGGAGCAGGAGAATGGGCCGGTGAAGAAGCGGGCGCGCATGAAAGTGGCCGTGGACACCAGCGTCAACCATTCCGACGCGCTGCCGGTGTAATCCATGGCCTGGACGAATCCGACGACGCCAAATCTGGCCGACTTCACCACGTTTTGCCAGAACCAGGGCATCGTCGCGTCCTACACCACATCCAGCTCGGACTACTTCCAGTGGGCGTTTGACTGGGCACAGAACGACGCCATGACGTGCCCACAAATGCCCGCACAACTCTATGTGCTGGCCGTCTACAACCTAGGCGCGGATCGGTTCATCCGCATCGCTCAGGATGACGGGCAAGGCACGTTCTACCAGACGCAGCGCCAGCAGTTTGGAGTGCTGCAGTTCAAGCCCGGCGTGGTCATGGCCAGCGGCGATGAAAGCACGAGCCAGACGTTGGTAGTGCCGGACTGGTATCGGACGATACCGCTGGGCGCTCAAGAGCAGCTCAAGACGCCGTGGGGCCGGGAATACCTGGCCTACGCGCAGATGTACGGCCCGTATGTGGTGGGCGTGTCCTGATGGCTACACTTCACCTAGGGGTTAACAACGTCGCATACAGCGACGCAGAGAGCAAAGGTGCCACGACCACTTTTGAGGTGGCCGAGATCCTTGAGCAGAAGCACCACGTCATGCGCGTGTTTTACGAGCTGAACGAACAGAAAATCGCAGATGACATAGCCGATGACATGGCAAAGTCCATGGATGCCATCCTTGCCGGTGAGCCCGTGGGGCAGGATCCGCTGAACGACGCCATGGGAAAAATCGAGGCAGGATTCCGTGGCTATCTGGACGCCGATGAGTGGCAGCAGGTATCTGGCCAGGTCATAGCGGCGGCGGCGGCAGGCGTGAGTCATCGCTTCAAGAAGCCCAGGCAAGCACGAGGCCCACGGCCAGCGTTCATTGACACCGGCCTCTACCAAGCCAGCTTCCGCGCATGGGTGAGCAAGTGAGCATCGCATCCGAGGCGACGGCGGCGCCGAATCAGCTGCAGACGGCGCTTCGCCAAGGGCTGGACAACCTCAGCCGCAACCAGGTCGTCACGTTCACGCAATACACCAAGCAGACGGTGGCGCAGGACGGGTATGTGTTCTGGGTGAAGTCCTCAACCACCCTGGCGGCCAAAGGATCCCTGCACTACGGCACGGAGCGCGATCAATCCGAGGACCAGACGGCGGGCATCAACAGCGTCATCTTCACGAGCGAATCCGAGGTGACGGCTTTCAATTCCGTGGGTGCAGGCATCCTATGGATAGCCTCCTTCCCCGTTGAGGGAGGTGGCACGCTATACATCGCCTTTTCCGGTCGAGGCAGCTTCTACGAGCAGGCGGGGCTCTGGCACTATACCGGGTTTGCCGTGTACCCGGCTATGCAGTCGCAGCTCATCAACACGGCGAGCGACTTGCCATCTGGCCCAATCGTCAGCAACAGCGGGCCGATATTCCTGTCTGCGGCTGCCAGCATCGCCAGCTTGCCGGGATCGCAGGCGTCCACCTATCCGGCCTATCTGTCCTACCTGCTCCCCGAGAACATCACGCCTCCCTACATCTCGGTGCATGTCGAGCCGGGCATGACGGAATCCGTGCAGCAATTCCCGCGCTACGAGTGGAGCCAGAAAACCGGGTCTGGCCCGTATCAGGTGCCCGACACCCAGCTCATGCGCGACCACGTCACGTTGACGCTCTACGGCATGAACAACGCGCAGGCCAGGCAGTGGCTCAGTGGGCTCATCATCTACACGCTGGCCACGGGCAACTTCGGCTTCATGACGGCCCCTGCCATCCAGGATGAAAAGCGCGCACAGCCGGAGATCGCGGCGCTGGCCATGAAGAAAAGCATCACCTTTGACGCCAGCTACTTCCAGGGCACGGCGGACGCCATTACCCGGCAGCTCATCCTGTCGGCCTCTGTATCCTTCCAGATTGAGGGCATCTCATGACTATCAAATATCGCCCAGGGCCGGGTGGGGCACGCTCCACGCTCAATATCACCGCGCCCACCGTTGTCAAGGCATCGCAGGGCCTGGTGTTCCGCGTATCAGTCATCACCGCGCCTACCGTCGCCGGCGGCATTTACGACGCGGCCACCACGGCGGAAGCGGCAACCAGCAATCAGATGGCCGTCATCGGCACCACATCAACCGTTATCAATCTCGGCGGGGCGCAGTTTTACAATGGCCTCGTCATCAACCCCGGCACCAGCGGCGTCGTAGCCGTCTTTTGGGAGTAACTCACCATGCAAAACCCCTTGAACTACCCATTGGGCGCACAGGTCAGCGCCGCCATCACCACCAGCACCACCACCAACGTCGCCAACGGTGCGCGGGCTGTCTTCGCGGGCATCCTCGTCAACACGGCAGGGAGCGCCTGGAACGCGGAGATCTACAATGGCAACCCGACCAGCGGCGGCGTTCTGCTGGCCACTATCTCGGCGGATGCCGTCGGCCCAGTGGCGTCCCCTCTGCTGCGCTGCCCGAACGGCCTCTACGTCGTCACGTCCGGAACCACGGCAGGTAGCATCAACGTCGCGTTCTACGGCTGAGGATATAAATTATGGCTACCCAAAAGAGTCAGACTATTGTCAACCTAGTCGCCAAGCTGGTGGCGAGCCCGACGCCATCCACGCTACAGCAGTCGGGCGCGGTCATCTCGGTTGGCGGATCTACGCTGGCGGCCGGCCAGTATCAGTTTGTCGGCAGCTTGACAGAGGCGCTGACCTTCGTCGGCACCGGCGGCAACTTCACCGAGCTAACGAACATGCTGACCACGTTCTTCGCGCAAGGCAGCGCGGTGGGCTGCTACATCCTGGAGCTCGGCAGCGGAATTACAACGCCAAACGCGGGCATTGCGTCGCTTAACACCTGGATCAATGCCAATCCCGGCATAATCTACGCCTATCTGACGCCTGCCGATTGGGACACTCTGCCCGCCCCCGCCGCGCCCACGCTGACCAGCGTATCTGGCGGCACGCTGGAGGCTGAGACCTATTACGTCACGGTAGCCTATGCCAACGCTGCCGGAGCGGTTGGCAACACGTCCCCCCAGGCCAATATCTCGGTTGATGCCGACTATTTGCCGGAAGTCGCGAGCCCGGCAGCCCTGTCCGGCGCTACAGGGTACAATGTCTATATGGGCACGTCTGCCAGCAGCCTGACGTTGCAGAATACGTCGCCCATCACCATCGGCACACCCTACACGCTGCCCGACACCGGCGTCACCACCACCGGGGGCGCGGCACCTCTGACGCTGGCGCAGCTCTGCAATGACTGGTCCGCGCCAACTGGCAAGACTTACTTCTTCGGCACCACCAGCACCGTCAACGCGGTGGCCTATGGGACGGTGAGCAGCAATGGCACGTTCCAGGGCTACAAAGCGGCCATCCTGACCGTACCCAGCCCTTCCGCGCAGAGTACCGAGTTCCAGGCGGCGGCGTTGTTCTATCAGATGATCGTCAATAACCCCGGCCCTGCCAATAAACTGGCGCCGGTGCAGTACCGCTATGTATACGGCGTCACCCCATGGCCCTCCACCGGCTACACGGCGGAGAT